TTGGGTGTTCTGACCCCATATCCAAAGCGTCCCATCGGTTTTGGTAGCAATGGTGTAGTTGCCGCCACCCGCTATCTTAGACCATGTGGTCAGAGCACCGACTTGCGTGGGGCTAGAGTAGCTGGTGGTGTTGCCAAGACCTAACTGACCTTGGGCGTTATAGCCCCATGTCCAGAGCGTGCCATCTGTTTTAGTAGCTATACCTTGGTAGTTTCCACAAGCTATAGATAGCCACGTAGTCAAGGCTCCCACTTGTTTAGGGCTGGAGTAGTTGGTGATGTTACCAAGACCTAACTGACCTTGGGCGTTATAGCCCCATGTCCAGAGCGTGCCATCAGTCTTAGTAGCTGCGGTGAATTGCGCTCCACAAGCTATAGATAGCCACGTAGTCAAGGCTCCCACTTGCACGGGAGAGGAACGGTTAGTGATGTCTCCGAGTCCCAGCCGACCTGAATTGTTACTCCCCCATGACCAGAGAGTGCCGTCTGTTTTGATAGATGCCGTGTGGACTAACCCACAAGATATAGTTAGCCACGTAGTCAACGCACCCACTTGTTTCGGACTTGAGTAGACCGTGGTGTTGCCTAAGCCTAGCTGCCCGTTGCTGTTTTGGCCACATGTCCAGAGAGTACCATCGGTTCTGGCGGCAAGGGTATGGTAGCCCCCACCTGCTACTGTTTTCCAAGTAGTCAACGCCCCTACTTGTTTAGGGCTGGAGTATTCTGTGGTGTTGCCTAACCCTAAATTACCAAAACTATTCTCCCCCCAACTCCACAACTCTCTAATTATCAACGGCTTTGGCCAGCCGCTTGTTGCCTCGTATCCGATCACCGTACCTAGTGACCAAGCGCCTGATGCGCTACCGCCCTCTCCGCCAGAAGGGGGTGTGACAGTCGGCGGCGTGGCGGAGATTCTCGCACCAATATATCGTAAGCTCATTTCACCCTCCGCAAAGCGGGTTTCTCGCCGAGGCGTTCAGCAATCTTAACGAAAGGGGCTTCCCACTCACCGAAAACCTCTTGGCGAAACAGCTTCACCGAATCGTAATAGGGGCAGCTTTCCCCCTCAGCGGCCCACGTATAATAGGGCATAACGGGCGTAACAACCCAAACTTCTGTCCCCATAGCAGCCGCTAAATGTGCAACGCTCGTGCAAGACGATATAACAAGATCACAACTGGCTATCGCTGCTCTGGTATCTTCCCATGTATTCAAAGAAACGTCCTTCACCCAACCCGGTTTCTTGTCGAGATCCGCATCTCTTTGGAGAGAAATAAACTCGGCATCCGCGTCCTTAATCGCAAAGAACATTAGTTCAGCCGGGAACAATTTATGATGATCCGCTTCAAATGTCTTGTTCCCCGACCACCGCAGACCGATCCGCTTCCGTCTGCTTTTAATCACGGTCGGCTTGGCAATGTAGGCTTTGCCAGACAGATCGTCCAATTCAAGCCCCAGCGGAACAACCGCGCTCATGCCCTGCACAAAGAAATCATGGTAGATGCCGAAAACGGCTTCATGCTGAATGACAGCCGATACGCCTTCCACGCCGATAAAGAGCGACGCCAAGTGCCCCGTGCAGGCAACAACGACCTTGCATCCCTTGGCTGCGATCAGCTTGGCATACCGCACCTGATGAATCTGGTCACCCAGGCCACCCTCTAAATAGAGCAGCACGATACCTTTGCTTTTGCCATCCCAGGTGGATGTGGGAACATCGGGGCGAGTATTGCCGAACACACCGGATATCCGGCCACGATCCATAAGGGCGTAGCCCTGCTGAATCTTCCCCTGACGCAAATAGTACCAACCCCGATTATATGCGGCGCGGTGGTTGTTTGGCTCCTCTGCTTCCAGCTTCTGGGAAAGACGCCAGCCTTCTGCGAAATCGCCTGTTGTAGAGGCGGCGAGTTGCAGGTCGAGATCGTGCAGTTCGGGAATGGTGCGTGGCCTATCTAGCCAGAACTCTGGCTGACAGAAACTGGTGTAATGGTGCTTTAGAAGGTCTCTGGGATCTTGCTTGTGTTGCGGTGCAAGCACTGGCTTAACGTCGTGCATTCCAACGGTGCCGTGCAGTTGCTCATCGTCCTCGGCGACAGAAGAACCATCGATGTTGTTGAAGTCATAGTCGAAGGCAGGAAGGTCTAGGAAGGCGTGAACGCGGGCTAGCTGCGCTTTGGGATCAGCGAGCAAGTCTTCATACTCCACGAATAGGAAGTTCTCTGGCGCGGCCAGATAGCCATTTTGCAGAGAGATATAGGCTGCTTTTAGGTGATCCATGAGTTGCCCGGTGGCCATGAACTCATCGAGGTCGGTAGGCTTAGCAATGCGGATGAAGGATGCAGCGCAATCGGGAACGGAGCGAACGGTAGCGATGATTCTCGGCGGACGGTTCAACACTTGCGTCATTGCACCCATGATTTGCGCAATGGGCCACCCGCGTGATTTATCTATTACCACCGGCTTGTCGGTGTCCTCGTAGAATGCATCGATCATGCCGCGCATGGTCTGGGCTAGTTTAGTGCGGTCTTTGTCGTTTTCGTTGAGCAGCCCGGCAGAGTGCCAAGTGTTCGCCAAGCCATCCAGCGCGTGAACCAGGCCAGACGTAGTGGATACGTGTGTCTGTGGGTTCTGATTCAGGATGGCCGCGAGGACTGTGGAGCCACTGCGCGGGATACCAGAGAGGAAGTGGAGGGTTTTGTTCATATTATTATGCGGTAGCAAATACAGACTGCCCAGAAGTGCCAATGAGTGACCACGTAGTCAATGCACCAACTTGAGTTGGTGATGATCTATTAGTGATGTCACCTAGGCCCAACTGCCCAACATCGTTACCACCCCATGTCCAAAGAGTTCCGTCTGTTTTTTTTGCTACCATCCCACGACCATTCTCCCCGGCAGCAATAGTTAGCCATGTAGTTAAAGCACCAACCTGCTTGGGAGATGAATAGTTAGTGGTATTCCCTAGACCAAGCCGCCCGTATGTATTACTCCCCCAAGACCAAAGAGTGCCGTCTGTTTTGACCGCTAGTACAGAATCGCTCCCCGCAGATATAGACACCCATGTAGTTAAAGCTCCAACCTGTTTAGGAGATGAATAACTAGTTATGTTACCCAACCCAAGCTCCCCTACACTATTTCGCCCCCATGACCATAGAGTACCACCTGTCCTCAAGGCAACCATTGAATACTCATCATTTATCGAAATCTGCGTCCAATATGTGCCCGATCCGACTTGTTTAGGGCTGGAATAGTTAGTAATGTTACTTAACCCAAGTTGTCCAAAGTTATTGTTTCCCCAAGTCCAAAGAGTTCCATCTGTTTTAATAAATGCAGCCACGCTCTGCCCACCACTACCGATGCTCCAATTAGTTAATGCACCGACCTGTTTAGGCGAGGAGTAGGAAGTAACATTTCCAAGCCCCAGACCACCTAGTGTACCGCGCCCCCAAGCCCATAAAGCGCCGCTAGTTGTCACACCAAATGTAATATTGGGTCCAACAATTAGACTTGCCCACGTAGTCAGAGCGCCGATTTGTTTGGGGCTGGAGTAATTAAGGGCGTTCCCGTGACCCAGATTGCCATAATTGCTAACACCCCAACCACAACTCCAAATAGTACCGTTGTTCTTTCTACCACTAAATGTGTATTGACCGCCAGCAACAGAAAGCCAGTCTGAGACTGAAGAGCCTACTTGCTTGGGGCTGGAGTAGTTGGTAGTGTTGCCAAGCCCTAGCTGGCCGTAGTTGTTATAACCCCAACTATACAAAAACGGCAACCCCGTCCACGTCCCCGCAGAGATAGCGGCGTTGACTTGAGGAAGGGTCCAGATGCCGGAGTATTGGACGCCTGAGACTATGGTTGTTGCCATGCTCTTATCCTATGGCTATGGTGTGGTAGCTGCCACCCGCTATAGCTAGCCATGTAGTCAACGCCCCTACTTGCTTGGGACTGGAGTAATTGGTGACGTTACCTAGGCCTAGTTGGCCTTGGTTGTTATAACCCCAAGTCCAGAGTGTGCCATCGGTTTTCTTAGCAATGGTGTGGTTGCTGCCACCTGTTATAGCAGACCAAGTGGTCAATGCTCCTACTTGCTTGGGACTGGAGTAATTGGTGGTGTTGCCAAGCCCTAGTGTGCCGAAGCTGTTAGAACCCCAAGTCCAGAGAGTGCCATCGGTTTTGGTAGCAATGGTGTGGTAGCTGCCACCCGCTATAGCTAGCCATGTAGTCAACGCCCCTACTTGGTTTGGCGCAGAGCGATTGGTAACGTTACCAAGACCTAATTGGCCGTAGTTGTTCTTACCCCAAGTCCAGAGTGACCCGTCTGTTTTGGTAGCAATGGTGTAGTAGCTGCCTCCCGCCACAGCTGACCACGTGGTAAACGCACCGACTTGCTTTGGACTGGAATAGTTGGTAACGTTACCAAGACCTAATTGGCCGTTGGTGTTCTGACCCCAAATCCAGAGTGTCCCATCTGTTTTCCTAGCAATAGTGTGGTAGTAGCCACCCGCTATAGCTAGCCATGTAGTCAACGCTCCGACTTGCTTGGGACTGGAGTAGTCGGTGGTGTTGCCTAGCCCTAGCTGGCCGTAGGCGTTATCACCCCAAGTCCAAAGAGTGCCATCAGTTTTTCTAGCAATTGAGGAGATTAAACAACTTGCTACAGCTGACCAAGTAGTCAACGCTCCGACTTGCTTGGGGCTTGAGTAGGAGGTAGTGTTACCAAGACCTAGTTGGCCGTAGGCGTTATAACCCCAAGTCCAGAGTGTCCCATCTGTTTTGGTAGCAATAGTGTAGTATAAGCCTCCCGCCACAGCTGACCACGTTGTCAGTGCCCCTACTTGTTTTGGACTGGAATAGTTGGTAGTGTTGCCAAGCCCTAGTGTGCCGAGGCCGTTAGAACCCCAAGCCATCAAGTTGTAAGTAGTCACACTCGTCTGCACCCCCAGAGCATTAAACCCCGGCTTAACGATACTCCCATTAAAAGAATTACGAAGGCTCACGCCGCAATGCTCTCGTAGCTAATTGTGAAGGTAATCCCGCTTGCCGTGCCAGAGGTTATAGAAATCGACGTTCCCTCTTGCAAATACAGTCCCGTCGTCTTGTCCACAGCAATCAACGATGCGCTCGCAGGAACAGAAATCGTGGAGATAATCGGATAGGCAGTGCCACCCGATGGGGCTGATCCCTGGGCAACCGCGCCGTTGGTGTAAACAGACACTGTGGCGTTGACCGCCGATGCCCCGTTGACGTTTGCACAGACGATCTGGTTTATCCTAAACACCAGTCCGCTGGCTGCCGCATTAGGCAAGAGGATAACTGCCGCTGTGCCACTAGGTGTATAATACGTTGTATTCCCTGTTAAAGTGGCGACGTTGACAATATTTGGATTCGCCATTTCATTATTCCTTACAGACCAAAGACCATGGAGAAGGCAATCGCTTGTCCCTTAGTGGCCCCGCCGCTGGCTGTTGCAAACGATAAGACTCCAGACCCGTTGGTCTGCACCACCTGATTCACGGTTCCGTCTGCGGTAGGATACTTCAACCCAGCCGGGTTGTTCATCAGGCGTGTGACTGTGCCGCTGGCGTTCTCAGCGAACAACGCCATATCGCCATTGGCAATGTTGATCGCAAGCTCACCCGGCGCAAGATTGGCGGTCAACGGAACCGCTGCCGCTGTCGTCGTGCGGTACAATTGAATTGGCGTGTATCCCGACTGTGCCATCAGAACGTGCCCCCATCAAGATTGCCCCAAACTGGCGCGTTGGCTCCGGCTGAAGTTAAAATCTGTCCAGCAGTGCCAGCCGCAGAAGTCGCCCATGTGGTGCCCGAACTGAAGTAAGGAATACCGCCAGAAGTGCCCGCTATAGTAAGGGCGAGTGTGCCTGTCGTCGTAATTGGGGAGCCAGCGACACTGACAATGCCGCCAGTAAACGTCTGACTAACACTGGTTACACCACCACCACCACCGCGTGAAACTGCGCGAAGAGCCATGACTACTGACCTTTTCCAAGGGAGACTCTTAGCACAGTTGCCCCTCCAGCATCACTCGAAGCATTGGCGTAAGTAGCGATGGGTGGGAGAAGGAATGTCATACCCATACCAGCTAGAAGAGGCTGCCCGGTGCTAACGGTAGAAGTTGCCACCCCACCCGGCACCACCGCAGTCA